CCTGTTCACATTGCATTGAACACGCATTGCCACCAAGATAATAGAATGAACTTCTTCTTCTAGTTTGATAGAACTTGCTGCCTTTCTGTCCTCGTATTCTGTCCTTAGTTCTATAAGTATGACACAATGGTCCTTGGCAATATTTCATTAGTCTAGCAAAGTCATATAAGCTTTAGGATTTAACCTACTAAACTTATCAATGCACTTCTGCATTTTATCCCATTGCTCTAATGCCTCGTGATAAAATACCTTGTCATGTATGTCTGCTTCTTCCACAGTTAGGAACTCTCGTTCCCCTGTGAATCTGTTTCTTCTTTCTTCTGTTTTCATATCCCATATCATATAGGATAAATCAAGCATTGTCAACCCCTATAATATCAAAGGTAGTATTAGTATAAGAATAATTACCCCAGTTACTTTGAACTGTTTCTTTCTTGGGGTCTGTTATTGGGGTTTCTTGACACTCGGTCCTTGGCGCAATACTAACTATAGCTTGTGTATGTTTAGCCATGTAATCCATTAAACATTGATGATTACAAAAATAATCCCATATGCCAACTCCTCCATTACCATACATACTGCGACCATTACTTGTCTTAACTTTCTTGGTCCTTAAAACCTTATGACCTTTAACACCTCTTATTCTGTCCTGTGTTTTTCTTTCATGGCACTCCGGTCCATGACACCAATTAAAGTCACTCATTTGTTGTGTCCCTCTCATTATTTATTTTTTGTAACTCAACATAAAAACCATAATGAAAAGTTTCTAAATCTTCATTACAGTATTTATGCCAAGCTTTTTTTATTTCATCATAATCAAATTGGGTTGAACTTCTCATTTCTTTACCCTCATTATTGCGTCAATGAATCTTTGATTCTCGGCTATCTTTCTGTCAATTTCTCTTATCTTCATTTCAGAAAATATAAACAGTCCAAAGCCTCCTACCATTAATCCTACACCAATATACATAATTAAATTATAATCCATTAGTGCCTCACTTTCCAAGATTTTGACGCAGTCCTATAACCGTGTGCGTCCATGTCATAATAGACATAGTAAGCGCCACCTTTTTTGTTTGTACCAAATCTAGACTTGTCATCATGTTTGCCTCGTCTAGTTATGTGTTTTTTATCTTTGTTTGAATAGTATGTTATGTAAAACATATTAACCTCTCTTTCTTTCATAATGGTATCCTATATTAAATAGGATACCATGTCAATAGTTAATTTACAGATTGTTGCTGATTATTTCTAAACATAGCAATTTTCTGTTCTCTAGTCATTTCAACTTTATCTTCCAATAAACTAGCCAAATTTTCAGGGCTATAAATAGAAAGTGCCATTGAACTACTTTCATTTAAGATACTCTCATTTAAAGCTACTCCAAGTTTATCTGCAAGTGATTTAGCTTGGTCGTAGTATCTGTATGATTTCAAACCTAAACGAAGTTTTTTCATCTTATTTTCTACATAAGAAAATAAATCAGAATGACATTGAATAACTTTCTCAACTGCATTGTTATATGTAGCAAGAATTTTATACTGTTCTTCATTTACTTTGAACTGTCTTGAATGACAATAAGATGTTCCAATAACCCACAATTTAAAATCGCTATCCCATTCAGCAGTAGGTTTAATCACACTCTTATCTTCATTTGAACTATTACGATAACCTAAAAAAGAATTAACATCACTTTCGGTTGTGTAATATTTTGGATTTCTTTTTGAGTAGTCGTTCTCAATTCGCAAATTATAATCTGCGTCAAGACCTTTAGCTTTTAACTCTTTACGATAATAAGAATAACCAAAGCTTTTATCTAAATCACTTAATCCAAATTTTAAGTGTATCTCATTATCACTCTCATACTCTTTGCCATTATCATCAACTTTTATAATTGGGTGTTGAAAATAAAAACAATTATCTTCAAACAATTCCCCACCACTATTGCCATACTTGTTATTCATTCTTCTAACAGTATCAATATCTTCTTGGGGTTGATGTTGTCTTACAATATCTTCAACATATTCTTTCATAATAGGTCGTACAGTATTGTAAGTTTCTATTGCTTTATTCCATGCCTCAACTTTGGGATTATCTTCTCTTTCCCAATGAGATTGAAATACATCTGCAATAGATTTTCTTTTATCACTATTTAGTGTTAGTCTTTTTTCTTTCATTTGTACTCCTTTGTGTTGCATATATCCCAACATATCCTATATGAGAAATAATGTCAAATACTATTTTCGGCACAACCTATGCGTGTATGGTCCAGTTTAGAATCATTCTAATGTGGAGTTTTTTATAATGTATACTAACCACCATCCCCAGCCACCGTCCAAGTGTATAGGATAAATTGGGATATGTCAAGAAAATTATTTTACTTTTTTTTAAAAAAATATTTGACTCCTAGCTTATCCTATGTTATATTCTGGTATGTATTTAATAATTAAAAAAATAAAGTATGACCACTGTGAAGATAGCTATAGAGTTGTAGCGCAAGATTTAGACAGTACGAAAGCTTTACAAAAAATGGACGCCTACATTTTGCTGGAGGGTACAGATGAAAATACATCTTACACTATGGTGAAATATGACGATCCGCTGGTTTTAAAAAAATCAGCATAAATAAAATTTGAGGGGGAACTTGGAATTAAAGCCATGCCCCCTCAAAGGCTCCTGGGTATGAGCCATGATAATAACTGCCCAGGATCAATGCCTAGAGTTTGCTAGCGTGTACTCTGGCCTGATCCCTGAGCCAGTAGAAAATCGGACCCTGGGACCTGCTGGCTCTGGGATCAGTAATGTGGATACACCGCCAGCATATGCGCGCGGGCTCGTGTATCATAAAGCGTTGCTGATCCCAGATCAGGTGACAACACTAGTTAGCGCGCCGCTTAGAACGGCCGCTTCCTGGTCAAGTCGCAAGCGTCAGGCGGCAAGCTTGACAAGCTGCAAGCTGTCTGGTAGTATAGGATTATAAAGGAGAAATTTATTATGTTAAAAAAAGAAGCAACAGCAATTACAGGTGGACTGTCTAAGCCATCGAAGATGCCAGGACCAGCTCACAACCTGCCGGCTTGGAAGTGCCAGACAGGGGTCAAGCTTCAGGCTGTGAAGGGCAGCGTATGCGCTGGCTGTTATGCAATGAAGGGTAGATATAGATTTAAAAACGTTAAGGACGCATTAAGCCGTAGGCTGCAAGCTCTGGAAGACCCGCGATGGGTGGAAGCAATGATTGTCTTAATTAAGCCACATAAATGGTTTAGATGGCATGACAGCGGGGACATCCAATCAATGAAACATTTAAATAATATTTTTGAAGTATGCAGAGCGACGCCAGACACGAAGCACTGGATGCCGACCCGTGAAGCTCAATACCTCAAGCAGGTTAAACCTGAAGAGGTTCCAGAGAATTTAATAATTAGAATGTCATCTCATATGATCAACCAGGGCCCAGTCTCTTTCTGGCCCTGGGCTTCCACTGTGATTGACAAGGACCAGCCCTGGTTTGGTGCAACTTCTATGAGCTGCCCGGCACCAAAACAAAACAATGAATGCGGCAGCTGTCGACAGTGCTGGAATCGTGATATAAACAATATCAGTTACTGGAAACATTAATGTTTTATTGGACTCCTAAGAGATTAAAAGAATTAAAGGCTGCAGGTTACAAGCTGCACGCCTCACCATCTTCACTTGTGAAGAAGGCTATTAGCGCCGATGACACGTCGACGGACGGACAGGCGCGTACGCCTAAGGAACAAGCGGATCCTGATTCAGGGGTCAAGCCCCAAGCTGTGAAAGTGTCAAGCAGCAAGCGTCAAGCCCCGAGCTGCGAGGGTCAAGCTTCAAGCCGCAAGCGCCAAGCTCCTTGATATACCTTCCCTCAAAAAGTTTTACTTGGTTAAGGGAGAGGGCCTTAACCATGATAAATGTATTATCCGGATGTACTAAATGAAATGAATATTGATGTGGAGAAAAGCGTATTGCGTTTCCTCTAGTTACTTTTAATTCTACAGTGAAAAAGTTACCAAAACTATTATACCCCAGTAGATCAGGAGTCCCCCATGCAGCGCTATTTTCCAAGCGTGTAAATGATAATTTGCAATTATTTTTAGTAGCGAACGTTTTAATTTCATGCCAAAATTTTCTTTCTGGTTTCACTACTACACCTTCTTAATTACCTTTCCCATTTTCCATTGTTCGGGACGTATTGTAAAGACTAAACGATGAGATTCTCTTACTCCTATTAATTTATTTTGCAAGAGTTTCATACCATTGATGTCATAAAATTCTCCATTTGGCAGGAGAACTTGGACACGTGCATTGCCAGCGACTTCACCTTTCATAAATTTATCTAATACTTGTCTTAATATCTTTCCAGTAAACATAGGTTGCAATATAGTCTAAGTTGTACTATATATCAAGTATGATGTTAAAGGTATATCTATGGATTATGGAATGGTCAGGCAAGATTAATTCTTGGGCTTGGCAGAAACACGTTAAAATTATTGAGAAGAAAAGACAGCGAGAAGACGAAGAATACGTCAAAGAATTACAGAAAAAATTATAATGGGTTTACCAAAAAAATTAACTGAACAGCAAATGAGATTTGCTTACGAACTTGTTACCAATGAAGGTAGAAAGACAGCAACAGAATGTGCTGTCGATGCAGGTTTTAGTAAAGACTCAGCTAGACAATACGCTAGCAAATTACAAAACCCAACCCTATACCCGCTTGTA